CCGTGGGTGCAGTAAGTAATGGAGGTGAAGTAGTGGCAAAGATATTAACTCCCTTAATTGTTAGCTACATTACAAATAGTAATTATGTCAGCCTGTATGCTCCGTTCGGGTTTCAGTCTGATGTCCTCAAGAAACACGGCCTGAAAGATATAATCTACGGGCCTGCGGGATTTGTCTTTGACTTCGAGTCTACACCCAACTTGATACGAGGGCCGTTGGGAGAGAATAAACGTGGTGGGGTAGCGCATGATATTCTGAGTAGGAAGAATGTATGTCCGGGGATAACGCAGAGCATTGCCGCAGATGTGTACTTTGAAATCATGGAATATTGTGATGCTATAAACACGGCACGGTTCAAGGAATCGAAACACCCTTACCTGCTTGCATGTACGATTATACCCTACGTGAAAACGAGGGATTGGTTGAGGCGGTGGGCGAAGAGTACAGTAGTAAGGTATTGGCCTGGCGGGTATTGGCAAAAGTATGAATTAACAGCGACGGCAAAAGACATCTACGGGATTGAATGTGACCCTTATGTAGCAAAGGAAATGAAGAAGTTAGTTGAGGAAACTAAGGGGATAGCAACGGTTACTAAGAGTGTACGGGTGGAAGAGCTATGAAGAAGGAGAACAATACGGTTGAATGACCCTGTTACCTATAAATTCTGTGATGAGCGGCATAATAAGTTGAAAGAGATTATGGAAACGAGGCTTAAAACTATTGATAGGACATTAAGCGAGAAAGCCCATTTAGCAGAGGAGAGAATAAAAAGCCGGACTGCTATGTGGGGCATGGCAATAACCGTCGCCTTGATTGTTATCGAGGTAATATTGTATTTGTCGGGGAAACGCTAACAGAGAAGAGAGGTTGGATAGTAAATGAGAGAGCTTGACCTTATCATAATCCATTGTAGTGCGTCTCCTAACGGCAGACACCATACCGTCGCAGACATAGACAGGTGGCACAAAGAACGCGGCTTCTCAGGGATTGGCTACCATTACGTCATCTATACGGACGGAACCGCACACATAGGGCGGTCAATCGAGTGTGTAGGGGCGCACTGTGCGGGATACAATGCACGGTCGGTTGGCATCTGTCTGATAGGCACGGATAAGTTTTCAACAAAACAATGGGATAGATTAAAGACGTTGGTTGAGAAGTTACAGGAGCAATACACCATATACCGTGTAGCAGGGCATAACGAGATCCCAAGGGTAGCAAAAGCATGTCCGGGCTTCTCAGTCAAGGCATGGCGCGAGAACGAAAAGAAGGCGCTTGGAGGGTATATAAATGAAATCGTACACGCATGATGAGTTAAAGGTGTATTGGGCGGATTACAGTCAGAAGAAGTGCATGAGGATACTCAAGGATGGGTCATGGCTTATTGTGCCTATGAACACACAGCGGCAAATGCACATAGCGGGGACAAAGGCGGAGATTGTGCCGTTAAAGCTGGTTAAAACCTTTCCTGAATACTTAGAGGAATTATAACATGGAAGAAGTAGTACAGCAGGAACCGGAAGTGATGCAGGAGCCTTTAGGACCGGAGAGCAGGCCGGAAACGCCACTGGTATTTGAAAGACTCACAAAGCACTGTATCGACCTTTATGAGCTGTTCGCAAAATCCGAATACCGGGACAAAAAGATAAAGGAAATAAAGGAAGCCCGCGAAGTATATGAGCAGAAAGAGCAAAAAAGCGACTTCCCCTTTAAAGACGCATCATGCTTAACATTACCGTTGACTGCGATAACCGTTGACAATCAGGAGCCGCGCTTTGTATCCGCATTAGTAGGAAAAGACCCTGTAGTAAACTTCACTATGGAAGGTATGGAAAAGAAAGATGAGCCGACACTTATTATAGAGGACTTTTTCAATAAGGAACTCAAGAATGTAGTCAAGGTTGAAAANTATACGATGTGCCACATTCACCAGCTTTTGAACGAGGGTACGGTATTCAGCATCCCACAATATGCGATTGAGGAAAAGGTAGTTAGGGATTTCGTATTCGACCAGCAGGGCAATATCGTTATGAAGTCACAAGAGGTTCCGGTATCCGTAATGGGTCCAGATGGACTCCCGGTAACGGTTATGGANAANCAGTTTACNGGGGANCCTGANACACAGGATANTANNGTCACAGAGAGGGAGGGCGGGAAGATTGAGATAGTGCCGTTTACCGATATGTTTTACGCTGANAACCTTGGAACTATCGAGGATTGGGAAGCGGCTGATAAGGTACGGAGAGTGAACCCTACGTATGCGGAACTGATGAAAAAGAAAGATGAATTGGGATGGCGTGATATAGGCCCGTGGTTGTTCGATGAACGTGGGAAGAAGGATGAAGCAGATGTTGATAAACTGACTATCACTCAATCGGATTTGAACACCCTTGTTACGGGGAAGGAAACAATAGAATGTATTGAGTGCCATGTTACGTATCCGATATACCGGGATGATACAAAAGAAGAAAGAGACCAGACTGATTTTACAGAGGAGAGGATAATCGTTACCATTGCCCTCAAGTCAAAGACTATTATACGGCTGGTATTGAACCGTGACCTTATATTTTCTAATGCGTCGCTTGTTAAGAGAAGCCGTCTGTACCCGGAAACAGGGCAAAGCTGCGGAACCCCTGTCTATGGAAAATTAAAGGCAATACAGAACGGGTGCAGCGACATGTTCAATGCCATGATAGATGTTGCCTATGTCTGTATGATTCCGTGGTTCTTCTACGACCAAAGAGCGGGGCTGAAGGGAGAAGTATCACTCTACCCCGGAAAGGGAGTTGGCGTTGACAACGTGCAGGGTATCTTAATCCCTCAGTTCCGCATTAATCCAAACCAGTACATCGATTTTGTGAACCTCTTTATGTCCATGTGGGAACGGATCGGCAACCTGAGTGATTGGAACATGGGCGTGTCAAACCAGGCAGGCGGGAAGAAAACCGCNTCTGAGGTATTGGCAGTAATTCAAGAAGGCAACATTGCCCACAATTACCGGGCGAANACTGTACGGGAAGAATTTATNCTCNTTCTCAAGACNCTGTACGACCTGTATTATCAGTTTATGCCTCTTGACAAGAAGTTTATTTATCAGGGGCAGCCGGTCCAGATACCGCGTCAGTTCATGAAACGGGACTACAAGTTTAATCTATCAGGTTCAACAGATGCGGCGAATAAGATGATTGAACGGAAAACATCGGAAGACCTGATGGGTATGTTTGGGAATGACCCTTTGATTGACCCGGTAAAGCCGAGGGAGAACGTCTTGCAGAATTACGGTATTGAGGAATCGAACGAATGGATAAACCCGATGGCGAAGCAGTTGATTGACGCACTGGTGGAGAACCCGGAACTCCCGCAGGTGGTGGGGGAATACTTACAGCAGAAGCAGGTGGCTCAGGCGGTAAGTGAACAGGCAAACAAGATGCAGGGGATGCCGACACAATGAGCGAACTACGGGACGAAATATTTACAGACGACTTCCCTGCGTACCGGAAGAAGGAGATAGAGGTGGCGGCTGAGGTAGTGTCCATGTTTATCCGAAGGGGAGAAAGCAGCGAGTACATCAAAAGGTGCTATGGAGATGTNCTAGAAAGATACTTAATATCCCCGTGGAGACTAGCAAAGACGAAGGAGCAGAAGGAATTTATCAGGCGCCGGATAGGACNNGGATTTTGCGAAGTTTGAGGTTGAATATCTCAGGAGGGCGTTGAGGGATGAGTGACGGCACGGTATTGACAAACCGAGACGAGCAGATAATACGGGCACTGATACGCGGTTTGAAGTTCATGGTCTCATTATTAGAGAAAATTCTTAAAGGGGAAAAGGTATAAGCAATAACATAACCATCTCTTAACCTCTCGCAAGAAGCATTAAGAGAAAAGACAAGAGCGCAGAAGCCTCCTTGTGAACGAAAGCAACAATCGTTCCGGGGAGGCGTTTTTTATTTCTCCTTGGTCGAAATAACCCTGCCAGCGAGGGGTATCGCTGAGACCGAAAGGAGAAAATAGTATGGCAGAAGTTGAAGAGCGGGATGCCGAGCAAGACCTTGCAGGCGTTTCAGAAGAGGACAAAGGCGAAGCCGGTGATATTCTTGATGAAGTCATTATTCAGGGATTGGATGATGAGGGCATTGAAGATAAAGCCGAGGACAAGACACCCGAAGGCGACGCAAAAGCCACGGAGAAGAAGCAAGCAGCAGCACCCGTCGATGACCCCATAAAGGTTGAACTCGACAGCCTGAAAAGGAAAGTGAGCGATTTAAATAAGGCTCTCCACGAAGAAAGAAAGTCAAAGAAGGAAGCCGCGAAAGCAGATGCGGAAGCACCGCCATTGACAAAGGCGGAACTTCAAAAGCTCTGGAAGGAGTACCAGGACGACCCGGACACTCTTTTTCAGATTAGCACCTACATAGCGGAACAGGCAGCCAAGGGCGCGTCAAAGGAAGCCATAGATAAAAGCAGAATAAGCGAGAACAAAAAGGAAACCGACGCTTTTCTGCAAAAGAACTATCCAGACCTCTACAAAGAAGGTTCTGAGATGAGGGTTATTGTGGACAACACAAAAAAGGAAATGGGGTTCGACGACCATCCCTACGGGGATTTCGTAGGAACCGCAGTTCAGTTGCTTCTCAATGCACCCACAGTAATGAAAAATATCTATGACAAGGGACGCAGTGACGCTCTTAGTGGCAAGGCTGAGAAGACACGGAAGGAGATAGTCAAGGAAAGCGGCCTCACCCCTAAAGGAAAGGGGAAAGGGGCTGAGATATCGTCTTTGACGGATGCTCAGAAGGACGTGGCTTCACGCCTTGGACTTACTGGAAGTAAGCTCAAGACATTTGAGAAGATTATTTCCAAGAACGCAAAATCAATTTCGGTGGAGGGTTAAAACATGAATACAAGAGCAAAGCAGAAAGAAATACCAGTGACCAAAGAGTCTAAAAATACCGGGTACGTCCATGAGGGTGTGCGTCCTATTACTGCGGAAGAGCAAGCAATCGCAGCCAGAGTAATGGCTGAGGGTTCTGACTGGCAATCCTTGGGAGAGGACAGCATCGTTGATTTCAGTTTCGGGCGGGATATGTTTGAGATACCCCCACCGGCGAAGGAGAAGCAGAACGCGAAGGAATTTGCCTTCAGGTGGGTATTGCGTGACCCGAAGCGGCTGGATGAAATGAGAAACAAGCCGGTTCCCTTCAGGTGGTGGATTTGCAACTCGACGAATACGCCGTTCCTTAAAGACTTTCTTGATCCCGTCCTCGGTTGTGTAAGCAGGGAAGACCAGATGCTTATGTTCAAGCCGTGGTGGATGCGTGACAAGGAATGGGCATACAAGCGGGGGCTTGCGGATGCACAGGATGAAAGCGGCAACCTGCTTGCGAAGGACGGGCAGATGCAGGGTGAAACGGGCATTGAGTGGAAGGCTGGCAAGCGGTCAATTACTGGTAAGGAATTGGGTCATGAGGTCCGGGGCGGTGATGTGCTGATGGCAGACGAGGCAATCTTGGACGAGAGGGCTGGGATCCGTCACTCAGCGGCAAGCGAAAGTGACTTAATTGTAGAAGAATAGGAGTAAAACTATGGCAAATACGGACGCACCTTTCGGGTTTAGACCCTATGGACCCGTACTACATGCGGAATATTACCCGTTAGTGACGGCTGTGGCGACAGCCTGTTACATTGGCGATCTCATGGAAGCCGTCAATACGGGATTGGTTTGTAAAGTCTTTGAAGGCGATACAAGGATGAGCGTTATCTCGGACATCAATGGGGCAGCCGGAGACATGATGGGTGTCTGCATTGGGCTTCTGGATCATAAGGGAGACCCGGTAAACCGCATTGCGGCAACCGAGGCGGGAGATGGTGTTGTAGCCGGGTACGCCCTGATTGCAGACGATCCGAGGCAGTTGTTCATTGCTCAGGAAGATGGGGATACGACCCCCATTGCAGCGGCAAGCGTCGGTTTAAATGTAGATGCAATTCACACACATACCCCGACTGCGAAAAACAACTACCTGTCGAAAATGGAACTTGACAGTAACACAGTACATACGACTGCGACACTGGCATTGAGGATAGTGCAGTCCTACAAGGACGACACGGTTGGAAGCGCATACTGTCGGTGGATCGTTATCATCAACCCTAACGCGCACTTCTTCGCAAGTGCGACGGCTATCTAAGGAAAGGAGGATATAGACTATGTGGACACGTGGAAGATTTGTCAATGAGTATGTCCCCGGCCTCTTTGCCTTAGCGGTTGACAGCTATAAGAATGCGAAAGCCATATCAATGTGGGGCGACTTGGTAAACATCAAAACGAGTAACAAGAAAAAGGAAGAGGACGCAATTCGTTCCGGCCTCGGACGGCCCGTAGTGAAGGGCGAAGGCGCAGGAGTGACCTATGACACACAAATCGCAGGGGCAAAACAGACCTGGATTCACAATGTATGGGCGCTGGCAGTAAGAATTACTGAGGAAGCGATTGATGATAATCTGTATGAATTGAACGCTGGCGGGAATGCTGACGAACTGGCAGACATCTTCACAGACCTCGGTGAAGCCATGAACGAAAGCAAGGAAGTATTAACCGCACGGTTCTTCACCTCTGCGACGGCGACAACCTATCACACAACCAGAGATGGGATTGCGCTGTGTTCGGCAAGCCATACCAGGCTCGACGGTTCTACCTACTCGAACTATGCTACGGCTACCGACCTGACATACTCAACCTTCTGGGCGAATATGGTGAGTGCGGAAAATCAGTATAACCATCGGTCTAAGCCGGTAAAGAAACGGGTGAAAAACCTTTGGGTTCCTCCGCAGCTTGAGAAGAACGCGAGGGAAATCATTCTCTCCCCGGACAGACCGGATACAGGCAACAGGGCTATCAATGCCTATGCCAAGAGCGGGCGGAACATTACCATCAAGGTATGGCCGTACATCACTGATGCGGATATGTGGGTACTTCAGTGCGACGGGCGCGGGATAATTCACTTTGTACGGCGCAAGCTGAGATTCGCACGGGAAAAGGATTTCGGCACGGGCGATTTTCAGTGCAAGGCAGATGAGCGCTTCAGCCAAGAGGTGGCCGATGAAAGGGATTTTTGGTTCAATGTTCCTGCGTAGTTAACTATTTGTGTGAGAGGGTAATCCCCAAAAGCCCTCTCATACAATAACGGGTAAGCGGTTGGTTAGATTCCACCGGGCAGCGCATGAGGGGTTCGTGGACAGGGCGGTGTTCCTGAGAAAAGGAGAATAAGAAATGAGTTTAACGAATTATCCCAATGGGGTAACGAGTTTCGGGGTTCCCATAATGCCTGCATACCTTGGGATGCCTTTTTCCGGCAATGTGTTTTGGGTTGACAGCAATGCCGGGTCAGACAGCGGCGCGGGTTCATTTGATACGCCATATGACACCGTTGACTATGCAATCGGAAAATGCACGGCGAGTAACGGAGATGTTATTTTTGTAAAAGAAGGTCATACGGAAACACTTACAGCAGCGTCAGCTATCACTTGTGATGTGGCAGGCGTTACCATTATCGGACTTGGGGAGGGGTCACTCAGACCGACCTTTACATTCACTACGGCGAATACGGCGACCATCGTTGTCAGCGCGGCAAATGTAAAGTGGGGCAACTGCTTATTCATAGGGAATTTTCTCTCGATTGCAACCTGTTTCTCTGTGAGTGCGGCGGGGAGTGATTTCATAGTGGATAGCTGTGAGTTCAGGGATACGAGCGCAATTCTCGGATTCCTTACCATCGTTACCACAGCAGCAACCACATCAGCGAATGGACTTACCATTAAGAACTGCCGGAGGAACTCAGCGGCAACAACGACTCCGGGGCCGCTTGTATCGGCGCTGGGGGCGATGGCAAGGCTCAGTATCACCGACAATCTCCTAGTTCATTCGGTTGATGGGGCTACGCTTCCGGTGGTGTTGTCTCATGGGGCGACTGGTTCTGACTGATGTGTTTATTGCGCGAAACCGGAGTTTACTGCGTACATGCGGAGTACTTCCAGCGGGGCGTTGCTCGTCAAGACATCAGCCATTACAGGTTCGGGGTTGTGTTGCGACAATTACATCAGGTCTCAAGACCCTGCGGGTGCTATCCTGGTAACTGCCACGGCAGTACAGTACGGCATGTTCAACAACCTGCATACCGGCGAGACCACGCTTCTCAGTGGCTTCGTGCTTCCGGCGATAGGTGCTGATTAATGACGGATAGAGAGCTGATAGATGCCTGTGATAGATGGGCAGGTGAGGACACGGGGAACCCTCTGCGGGATTGGAACGATCTCGTAAGGTTAATCCCCCGCGTCCTGGCGCATAACTCTAAAGCGGTCTACATTCTGATGCGTCCTGCTATCTGCATTCACAAGAATTTTGAAGGCGTTCCCCGCAAGGTGCTGGAATTGATCGCTGAATGGGAGAAGGGCAACACATCTTATGACGGACGCGAGAAAGAAGGAGTTTAACCCTCTAACCCCGTAGAGGCGGCGGGTAATCCGCCTCACCGTAACAGTAGGTGAAATAATGTATATCGAAACGCATAGAGACATATATCCGCTGTGTCAGGGTACGCAGAAAGGAAATCCCCAATTTATAACGGAAGAGGGTGGTTTCCTTCCTCTGGAAGAAGGTGGTTATCTTTTGCCGGAAGGGTTGGGGGATGTTGTGATAATCAATGACCCCGGGGCGGACTTCCGCTCATGCGGTGTGCAGGTAGGGAGTGCGGTACGAAATATCACAGACGGCTCAAGCGGCCTTGTAACGGCAGTCACAGAAGACACCGTAACCTGCACCCTCTCAGGAGGGGCGCATAATATGTTTTATTACGGAGAGACATACGCCATTTACTGCACCTCAGAATACAACAGCAAGATAAGCATGATGTATACGGACAAGCGGTTCGGGCATAAAGTGACGGACAAAAAAGAACTGGTAGACGGGTTGTTTCCTGAAGACGTTGATCTTGATGAGTACAGGAGCAATGTGTTCGGACCCGGACAACCAAAGAAGGAGTATATGTAATGACGCTCTATACAGGTTTTACAGGCTACTTTTCCGGCTACACGGTTACGATGCTTGAAAGGCTCATACTCTGGGAACTCGGACAGGTATCAGGAACCACCATAAGTTATGACCGTTTCCCCCGTTGGCTGGTGCGGCAGAAGTTGACGGACAGGCAGAATATCTTTGCCTATAAATCTAAATGTCTAAGGAAATATGCCTTTCTGGTGGCGAAGGACGGCTATAAGCAATATCGGCTACCGCTTAACTGTATGGATAAGGGAGTCATATCAATACGGTATTACATTGATTCGACGACCTACGAGGACATTGAATTGAGGGACACGGAATACCTTGACGAGCATTACTCTGGGTGGCTCACGGCTGATAGTGGAACCCCTGAAATTGCATACATGGGCAATTACTACGGGAACATACCGACCATAGGGATTTACCCCGCGCCTGATGCTGACGGCACGAATTACGCTCTCGACCCCGAAACCGGAATTTGCATAGGGGGGGATTTGCCAGCGGCAAGCAATAACTATACCGGCGAAGCTACAGGCGGGGGTGCGACAACCCTCACGGACACAGGGACAACCTTCACAACCCTTGGGCTTACTGAGGGTATGTATGTGCGGAATACCACTGACGGGTGTTATGCGTATATTACGGTGATAGCTGCGAACTCATTAACCTTGTCAACGCTTACCGGGGGGACATTGAACGTGTTTACCGCAGGTGATTCCTACGAAATACTGGCTGGTGAATACGGGGTTATAACGTCATGGGAGAATGACGACCAGTATATCTTCGGAGCGCAGGTTGGAAGTGTATCAAACATAACCATACCNGCNGGGAATTTCCGTGTTGAATATATCCCTTATCCTTTGCCGTTTTCATTCGACCCGACCCTTGCAGANGCGNCACAGGGGGCNGATTACACNTACCCGGATATCCCAAAGCTCTACCATCAGGCNNTGGTGCATGGGGTGGTGGCTGACTTTCTAATGACATTTCATGAAGCGTCAAAGGAGTTTTCAAGGGCAAGCACTTATGAGCAGAAGTTTAATGAGGCCATCACAGAGGCAATGATGGCAAAGAACACACGGCCATTTGACAACAAAGAAGTGTATATGACCGCAAAAAGAAGGAGAAGGTGACAACAATGAATGTATTTAACAAAGGCGGGGTAGCCTCTTATTACCCTGTACCGTCAGCACCGGAAGATACTGAGAAAGATGTGTTTGCTGAAAATTATTACAAACAGTTGTTGTCTGGTGATCCCGGTCTTGCCGAACATATAAGCATTGATGATGTGTTACGGGAAACCTTCTATGAATATGAGAAGCAGGCAATGATGGAGAGGGAGGCGCAAAAGAACCGTGGCGGTCTTGGAAGTTTCTTTTCCGGTGGGTTCACCGATGTATTGGAAGGCAAGGCTCCTTTTACCCAAGCATTGCAAGGCATTGGTGCTCCTGAGTGGTTTCAGGACGTAAATACAACTTCTAACACTATAGTCAATCCAATGGCTCAGACGGGAAATGCTCTTTTGGGTGGTAGAGAAAGTGGCGAATCTCAATGGGATACATGGAATAAGGCGGTGGATGTTCCAAAGTTCTGGTATGAAAAAGGAGTAACCAAAGACGAAGGGGGGAGACAGGGTGTTGTTGATTATGGATTAAGGAAGGTCGGTGAAGAATTGCCTAAAGATGTCAGGAAGGTAGCGCCTGTAGCCGGGGCACTAATCGGTAATGCCATATACCCTGGAGCCGGGGCTGGTGCAGGGTATGGAGTAGGGGCAAAGCTGCAAGGGCAGGAAAACGAACCGGCTATGAAAGGCGCTATGACCGCCGCAGTTCTCTCCTACATTGCAAATGCAGGGTCAGGGGGAAGTTCTTCTGCCACGGATGGCTCAGGGGCGGGGGAAATGTATAATCCTGCGGAAACGGGAGCAAACACAGCGGGAGCATCAACGGCAAAGTCAATCTCAGATGCACTACTGAAAACGGTAGCAACCTCAGCGGCGAGGACGGGAATGAGCAAGCTATTGCCTATAGAAGCCCCTGCAATGCCTGAATCTCAGGGATGGGCGAACACATATCAGCCGCAGTATTCGGCAAGTCTTGACCCGGAAGCCGGAACGATGCCGGACAGAATGCCTACATCATTAATGAGAAAACTGTCTGGTATGGCGACTGAAACGCCGGGAGCTTTACGGGCATTTAACAGGATGCGGGTGTAGCAATGCCATCAGAACTATTATTTTTCCATAAAGGAATTTCATCAGCGGCACGGTCAGCGTTACAGGAACCCGGCACATTGCGGACGTGTGAAAACATCTCTCTGGAAAAAGAAGGCGAACAGGGATTAAGGCCGAAATTTACTGCGATAAATAACACAGCCGTCGGCTCTATTCATTCTATTCATCGGTGGGGTGATCTTCTTATTATTGGTGACGGGACACATCTACGATTCAGGGACATCACAACAGACGGTGATTTTACTGATATGTATGCGTCCTTTACCAATGCTGTATGGCGATTCCAAGAATATGGTGAATTTCTGCATGGGGTGAATGGGGCGGAGGAAGTGCTTATAGATTCTTCCGGCAACTGTTATCCTGCGGATGTGGCAAATCCAGCGACGGCTGCGACACTGGCAGACAAGGGTTCTGGAAGCGGTCCGAGCGGGCATTACATGGGGTATGTTTCATATCTCATTACATGGCCAAATGGCATGACCTATGAAACAGGTCTTAGCAGTGCAAGCGCAGATGTAAATGTTGTTGACAATACAATCGCATGGTCTGCTATTCCCGTGAGTCCCTACGCCGCATACTATGGCACGGCTCCGACGATTCACCGAAAGCTCTATCGTGGACCTGGCACGGGAGGGACACTTACCGACATCTATTATGTGACGACGATTGAAGACAATACTACGGTTGCCTATGACGATAGCGCCACAAACTCTACTCTTACGGCGAATGGAGCATCCCTTGTTGATGATTATGATGTCCTTCCCCATTCCAAATATATTGAATACCATTACGGGCGGGCATACGTAATTGACGCAGCCAACGTGCATAGATTGGGGTTCAGTGAAGCGGCTGCCGGTGAGACTGCCGACGACAATGAAATAATCATGCCGATTGCTCATGACGATCTGGCTCCTGATTGGGACGACCTGCGNGTGTCCGGTTTCAGCACCGTTGACCCGCAGGGTCTTGTGTCATGGGGNACAAACATCTATATTCCCTTAAAACANACATGGATACGGAAACAGGGCAACGACCCCGACACNTGGAGCTATAAGAAGACATGGGCGCAATNNGGNATAGGNGCGCCGGACACTATTTCTATCTGCNCNCAGCCAAGCGGTATNTTGGGAGTATCGGCACCGGATGGCGGGACACCGGGGCTTTGCCTGTTTAACGGGCAGACATCAGAAATGATATCNGGTCCGAAGCTGGATTATGTATTTCAGACAGACCTCGACCANGCTTATATTGCAAATTGCCGGGGCTTTTGTGCAGGCAGATATTACCATCTTATTTATCCTTCTCACGATGCGACAAGCGGCGNACCTGATAAGTGGCTTGCCGTTGATTTNAGAAGGATTCCTGACATACGGTGTGCATACTGGAAAGATTTAGACGCGGTATGCGGGTGCAGTTACGATCAGGGCGGTGATGGAGGCACGATATACATAGGTACATCTACCGGATACGCTATGAAATCAGACCCGGATTCGGATGAAGAGATCAATGTAGTGGCGGAAACGGAAGACAGGATAGGCGGAGATGTATCGCTTGCGAATACNTTGAAGCAACTGAAGGAGTTTAAGTATAACCTGAACGGCACGGCAAGTCTGCAAATCATCATAGACGGGACTGCTGCGACATGGCCGGACACAACAACGTCAAAGACAATTACCGGAACTGGTGATGCGGTACAGGTTATGAAAAGTTTACCAACGAATTTCCAGGGATACAAGTACCGTGTAAAAGTGACGGCAACAGCGGTAACGGCGTTTACTATTTATTCCCCATGGGAAATGATTTTTGACCCCAAATAGGAGGTGCGGAAATGTTTGATTATTTATCGAATCTTTGGTCAGGAGCAGGTGATTGGTTCAGTAATTATTTTGGAAACGCCTCAGCGCCGACACAGTACAAGTCATATGACCCGTTTACTATTGACAGCACATTAGACTTGACCTCAAATACGGGTGGCTTAAATTCGCTTGACACCTATAATTTAGGGTCTCAGTCCGGGGGAAATACCGACTGGCTGTCACAGCTTGCAAGCAACTACTCATTCCTGCCCTCATCAGCAGGCGGGTCAAGTTCCTTAGCAGGGAATACGGGATCTTCAATATCGAACACTATGAAGGGTGCTGGTTCCAGTTTAACGCCGCTTGTGGCGACACTTGGCGCGGGCGCTTTAACGCAGGGCGTGTCCGATATATTCGAAAACAAGAAGGCGAAGAAAAGCAANGAGGAACAGAAGAAAGCTGCGGCATCTTATAGGGGTGCGCTTCAGANAGGGAAAGAGGAAGCAACAAGTCAGTATCTGCAAAACATGTCAGCGCAGGAAGCGGCATTGAAAAACAAACTTGGTGCTGTGACGGCTGACAGGGGCGGGGCAAACCCAAGGAAGATGATGGAGAAACTAAAAAGAACACAGAATGAAGGTTTTGGCAATTTCCAGTTAGACCTTGCACAGCAGAAAACACCCGAACTTGCAGCGTTTACTACAGGGGCGGGGTCAGTACCCTCGTCAGGGAGTGCGTTTCTTGGTGGCATGACAAAGGGGGCAGCCGGTACGCTTGGCAATGTGGGTAGCATTTACCTTACACAGCTATTAAAGAACCTGCTTATTGGATAAGGAGGACATGATGAACTTCTATGAAAATCTTAACAGGGGAATAGAGACATACTTGCCGCTGGCACTTAAAGTTGACCAGCTTAATAAAGAGAACGCATTGAGGAATAGGCAGCTTGACGAACAGGGGATATACAGGAATGAACGCCTTGGTATAGAGAAGCAGCGATTTAATGAGGAAATCAACAAGCAAAAATTATTAGAAGCTCTTAGACAAAAACTTAGGGGCGCACCTACTCCCGAAGAAAGAATGCGTATTGCATCAACCGAAATGCCGGAGAAATTTCTTGTACCTGAAATAAACTACGAAAAGGCAATGGAGGGGATACAGTCAAAGCAAAGCGTACAGGACACGATAAACGAGATAAGGCGACAGGGATTAGACATACAAAAGCGCGGTCAGGATATGCAATTTCAAACGGCAATAGCCCGGATGGCTCAGAAGGGCGGGGAAAAAGAAGATAAGATGTCAGATGTTCAGAAGTTGCTTGCCGTTGATTTATTAAAGACTCTGCCTACAAAACGGAAAGAATTGCAGTTATTACAGTCAGAGCATACGCCTGAAAAGCCTTTTTGGGGAAGCGGCGTGTGGGAGGATAGAGACCGCAGGATACAGGAATTGATGGAGGAAATACGGGGCGGTGAAACACAGGTTAAAGAATTATTGTCTGACAAGAATGCGTGGAAGAAGGGGAAACAGGCGACACCCGCTGTGAAAGATGATCCATTAGGACTATTCAAATGAAAACACTCACAGACATCAAACAGGAATATCCGCAATATGCTGATGTCCCTGATGCTCAGTTAGCCGATGCGCTCTACAATAAATACTATTCCTCTATTCCGAGGGCTGACTTTGACGCTAAGATAGGGATACAGAAACCATCTGCCGGTCTCCTTGACCGATTAAAAACGCAGGACTATTCTATTCTCCCCGGTGAATTGCAGGGCATTGACGAACCCGCAGTAAGAGAGGCGAAGGGTGCAATGACGAGTGGGATTGTTGCACCGCCAGTGGCAGGGCTAGGGGCTATCATTGAGAAGCTTGTTGCTCCGCCACCAGAGGCATTGACACAACAGGACATACCCGCGCTTCCACCACAAGTAAGCCCGTTTGAAGAAATACGGAACGCACTGACTTATGAACCCAAAACGCCACTTGGACAGACCGTTGCAAGAGACACAGGCGAATTATTGGACATCTTGTTTAAGCCTGTGAAAATGGCGGGTGAAGGATGGGGCATGATTGGCGCTACACCATTGACCCCACCACCGGAAGCATTAACACGGCAGGACGTAGAGGCGGCTCCCGTTCCGTTCCTTGAACCGACACTCGCCTCTATGGGTGAAGCATCGGCTATTTTTAGCGCAGGCTGTATAGGCAAAATACCGGGCAGGCTGTATAGGTCTGTCACCGACTCCGCATGGTACAGGGGGATGACCATACCGGAACGTGGATTGGTAGTATCGTCTTTAGAGGACATGATAGGCAAGGGGTACTCCGAGGGTGAATTGCTACGGAAATGGAACAACCCACAATGGCGGGAAGAAGCACTGGCACGGCGCATGAAGGGGGAGCAGGTTGCACCAGGTGAACCCATTGTGAGCGGAGAAGTCTACCCCGAAGAAATCAGGATGCCGGAAGGCGTTGAGAATAAAGCACCATTGCCTGAACCTGTCCAGAAACCGCCACAACCCACAGAGGCGTTTTTGAGGGATGCGCTTGAAAGGATGTCGCAGGAATTAAGGGCAAGCGGGGAGGGAACGGTACGCAAGGAACAACCTCCCTCAGCGAAGAAGGCTGAGGCTCCCCTGGAGCCTGTGTCCACCTCCGCACAGGCTCCACCCCTTGAAGCAGAGAAACCCCCCGCGCCTCTCGTTGGCGAGCCGGTTAAACCTACTGAAGCGAAATCCGGGGGGTCTTTGCAAACATTAAGTGGTAGAGAAATAACTGCACCACCTATACGGGTAGACACAAACAGGAAAGCAACGATTGATTCTCAGAAAGCCGATATATGGTTACGTGATGAAGCTATTAAAGAGGCAAGGTTAAAAGGGGAGGACTTCGCCCGTCGTCAGTTTGAAATGGCAAATCCAAAAAAGATGACGCAAGCAGAAAAGGAAGGAATGCACGTATATCTTTTTGGAGAAGTAAAAGACATATTTGAATTAAAAGGTGGCAAACCTACCCCTCCCCCACCCACCCCGGAGATCGTTCAACCTGGGGCAACGTCGGGAGCCAAGCAGCCGTGGGATTACGATATAGAGGGTAAAAAGAATGAGTTTAAAGATACGGATAGAGAATCATTTGGCATTAAGGCAATAGAAAAAAATAGAAATATTGTGCAAAAAAAACTTATTGATGTTGTAAATCTTGAAAAAGAAAAGAATGTTATCGAAACTGAATTAAAAATGAGAGAGGTTATATCCCTTGCTACAAAGTCAAATAATATTCTTAAAGCATTTGAAAAAGAATTCGGTAGTTATAGGCAACCATATGACATAGATCAAATGAAAAGAAAAATAGTTGGAGGGATGAGAAAAAACCAACTGGACTACTCTAATGAACTTCCTGTATTTGATGACGGGAAAGGCGTTGTAAAAGTATACAGAGCAATAAGTAGTGAGACAAAAGGAGTTGAGGGTGGAAACAAATTATACCCAGGGGATTTTGTATCTACAAATAAAGAATATGTAAAGAAATTTGGAGATGTCATTATTGAAGATACAGTACCAAAAGCCGATTTGCGCGCAGTAGATGCCGAGAGGGAATTAATTTATAATCCTCGTCCCCCCGAAGTGCTGAAGGACTACCCGGATCTTGCGAAGCCGAAGAAGGAAGTTGCACCGAAGCCCGACCTCCCCATCCGCATGGAAACCCTCGAAAAGAGCAAGGGGAAGGCGAAGGGGCCAGAAGGCATACTCGGTTATATCAAAAAGGAAGGTGGCATAGACTTCTCGAAAGACTATAATCTTAAAGAAGTACGGCAGAGCGCAGACGGAAAACGTGTCCAGAAGAAAGGCGCGAAGTCACCAGACGAATGGGCGCAGATATTAAAAGATGAAGGGTATCTCGGTTTTGAAACAGGGGATGAGCTTGCTACCATGATACTGAACGGCAAAGCAAGAAACATCTTTACACCTGAGAACCAAGATGTTATGATAGAGCGTACAATAAGGAAGTTAGAAAATGAACACATCGAAAACAAACTCGCAGACCTCGAAGAAAGAACCTACGGACGAGACAAAGTACCAGAACTTAAAGAACGTCTTAAAGGAGACATTCTTGATGAGGTTAAAGCGGAAGGGAATTTTACCCCCGAAGAAGAAGCCCGTATAGCAAGCGAAGTAGAAGAATATTTTACCGACCTTTCACAGCTATACGAAAAACCCGCAAAAGAAGCACTTGCACCCACCAAAAAAACGGTCACTCAAGAAACTACAGAAATCCCCGGAACTGGATACAAAGACAATTTCAATCTGGTCAATCCCAAAACCGAAGTAGGACGCCTACCCGAAGAATCCGTTACGAAGACGGGCAAACTGTTTGAGAAACGCGGGTCAACGGGCGACCTGTCCGCATCAGAAACCGTCAAGGCACTCCGCAAACTTACCGACAACATCAAGGAAGCCATGCCACACCTTGAAGCACTCGGAAAGCGTGTCTATTGGGAGGGATACCGTACCGCAAAGGATTGGGCACGGCAGATGAAAACCCATCTGGGCGATATGTGGGACAGCTTTAAGAAGCACCTTTCCGACGTATGGGAGAAAACAAAGCAGATAATGAAGTCAGAGCGCGGCTCAATGGGCGATATGCTCAAGTCAGCCGCAAAAGACACGAAGGATGTATTCTCTGATATCAACAAGACAACCGACGAATATCTCGGAGCCATCTCAACACGTCTTGCCAACATCGACCCATCCCTGAAAAACACCCTGAGAAAGTTTGAATACCGGCGCGGCATGAAGGTATCCGACAGGGTGAATACCGTATTGCCCTTCATTGAAAAGGTAAGCAAGATGCCGAAGGATGACAGGGCAGCCTTTGACATAGCAAGGAAGAACGGTGATCCAGTAGAACTCAGGCGATTAGTGACCAAGTACAATCTTGGGAAGGAATACCACGACCTGCGGGTGATGCTGAAGGATGTCTACACTGATGCAACCGGCGTCGGGTACGATGTAGGGTATAGATCAAACTATCATCCCCGCGTACTCAAAGACCAGAAGGGATTCCTTGAGTATTTCTACCAGATTGAGGATTGGCCGGTAATTGAGAACGCGATCAGGGAAAAGGAAGGCCAACTGCAACGGTATCTCACGGATGACGAGAAGGCAAAGCTCATTAACTCCATGCTGAGGGGTTATCCTTCCGGGCAGATAAAACTCTCGACGCCGGGGCAGTTAAAGGAACGCCAGTTCACGACGCTATGGCCGGAACNNAACAAGTAGTTACATGGATTCCGACGGCGCATTGCTCCAATAGTATCAGCGACGTAACTGATGCGGTAGAGGCACGGAAGCTGTTTGGCAAGGGGCCGAAGGGCGGAAAGGTGGGGAATCTCAATGACACCATAGGNGGGTATGTACTCGACCTTGTGCGGCAGGGGAAGTTGAAGCCAAAAGACGAAAGGGTGTTGAGGGACATTCTCGATGCACGGTTCAACGAAGTGGGGACGCGGGGCGTATTCGGACTCTATAAGAATATATCATACATAGACACGATGGGGTCTCCCATATCGGCAATCACGCAGATAGGCGACCTTGCATGGGCATTGTATAAGAACGGCTTGTGGCAAACAGCCAAAGCGGGCGGCAAAGCAATAATCAGGCAGTCCCAATTCAAAAAGGAAGATATCGGCATTGCACGTGTAGCTGAGGAATTTGCCGACACATCAAAGGCGGCGAAGGCGGTAACAAAGGTATTCAAGTGGATAGGTCTGGAAATGATAGACAATATCGGGAAAGAAGGTCTCATAAATTCCACCTATAAAGCCGCACAGAAAAAGGTACTCACTCCGAAGGGCGAAGCAGAATTACGGAAGGAACTGCAACCGATATTCGAAGGCGAAACAGACCAGCTTATACAGGACATCAGGGGCGGGAACATAACAGAGAACGTGAAGCTCTACCTCTTTAACACCCTCGCTGACTTCCAGCCGATAGCATTATCGGAGATGCCGCAGAAGTATCTCACCGGGGGGAATGGCCGTATATTCTACATGCTCAAGACCTTTACTCTGAAGCAGTTTGATACTTACCGACGCGAGGCATTTCAGAAGATAGCGAAGCCGGGGACACGGATACAGGGGATAAAGAATCTCATGTGGCTCATGGGTACGTTTGTCGCGGCTAATGTTACGGCGGATATTATAAAAGACCTGCTCCTGGGGCGCAAGATAGACATGGAAGATAAGGCCGTGGATAATCTGTTGCGTCTTGTCGGTATATCGAAGTTTGTTACATGGAAGGCAAGGGAAGAGGGTGTAGGATCTGCATTAGTGCGGCAGATAGCCCCGCCTTTCAAAGCTGCTGATGCCATTAGCAAGGACATTGATAAGGCAATACAAGGGAGGCCGACGGGAGAAATCATACAGTCATTCCCGTTCTTAGGGAAACTATATTATTGGTGGTTCGGGAAGGGTGCGGAGAAAACGAAGAAAAAAGAAAAGCAAATGAAAAACAAACCGAAATCCGACCTGAAAAAGAAACTCGAAAGGGCATTGAGATAATGGCAGAGCAACCGTTTCCGTTAACTGCACAGACGCTACAAGACCTGATACGCCAAACGCAGAAGCTCTTTGACGATATGTATACAGACCGAATCGGTGGGGCACTTATCGGTGATGTGTTTGAAATTGATAGCGCAGACATTCTTTCTCTAAAGTTGTCTTCGTCTGGTGGGATTGAAAAGGCAAGTGCGGAACTAAAAATAAAAGTCAGTAGCACCGGGGGATTACAGGTAGCGGTTGCCGGGATCTCCATAAAGTGCAAGGCGGATGGTGGATTATCTACCAGTGCGGACGGAGTATATCTTACTGGTGAGCAACAAGACCATATCATCGATGCTGAGGTTGCACACGCGGTAACAAATCCAGGGGATTCTCCTGTAAGTGCCGACGCACTCAGGGATGATTTAGTGGCGAATACACTCCCGTCTATCAACACGGCATTAAACAATTTAGGCACGAAGCTCAATAGCATACTGGTTGCGCTTGAAACGGCAACACTACTGAAAACATCATAGGAGGCGTATATGCCGACAATCACAAAAGGACCGATAGGGGCGCAGGATTTATATAATTACGATGGTGTGAATGATTCGTTTTCACGCCTCACTTCAGATGGGTATACGCTTACTCTTCAGCCTGTGGGTCAGTACGTTGATGTAATAATGGTGTATGGGGGAGGTGTAAACTACACAAATGCGACTATCACGCTTGCCCTCACCGCTATCGGAACAACCAACAAACGGACACTTATATTCAGGCCCGGCACATGGACGGTCAGTGCAAATGTTGATTGGTCGGCCTATACAAACGTAACATTCAAGTTTCTTCCCGGTGCGGTATTATCACACGGGGCGTTCACAATAAATATACCAAATATAGATGCGGGGCTACAGCAGGTATTTTCAGGGACGGGGGCTGTTACATTAAGCGGGTATCATAAAGAGATATATCCCGAATGGTGGGGTGCATTGCCAGATGATTCAACTGACAGCACCGCTGCTCTTCAGGCCGCCATCTACTCTCTCCCTGATGGGGGGGTAATCAGTTTAAACGTGGGGACGTACTTAGTGGATTCAACGAAATGCTATTCAGGCACTTATGCCGGAACAGATCTGGTTAAGTACGAGGGCATCCATTTTCGAGGTCAGGGTAGGGGTATTACGATCCTAAAGACACCTGCCGGGACTATAATCACCGCAGACCGGGAAGATAAACATTGCACTCTTATCCTTAGTGACTCCGAGGATGTCGATATCGCTTATATATCGGAGGTAAACACCTACAGTAAGAATATGACCGTGAGTGACCTTACCCTTGACGGGAACCTGGCTAACTTGACTGTAAACACAACGGCATCTACCTATGATGTTTGTCACTCAGGCATCTTCACATCAGGCACAGTCAACCTAAATGTTTACAACGTGGAAGCAAAAAACTACGTTTATGGGGGATTGGTTTTTGCTTCCAGTCTTTACGGAACATTTAACAATTTGTACACAGCGAACAACGGATCCGTTAATTACTACGCCGGGGTCATGCTCAATCCCGCTGTAAGTCAGGGAGCTTTATACAATTCTCTCACCAACCATGTGTCAAAAGAAGATGGGACGGGGTTATGGATGTTGCCGGGTAGTATTGGGAACTACGTGGAAACGGTAGCATACGAGCCGCAGTACATCGGATTTGCCCTTGACGATCTTGCCGTTGGGGAAAGCTACGGAAATGAGGTGCACTCGGTGATATACGGAGGTGCGGACGCTTTCGTAGCGGATGGGTGGGCGTTTTACGTTGGAGGGACGGACGCGGCTTCTACTCACAATAATAAGTTCTTTATAACAGTTCATGGCAGCAATGGACATGGAGGGTATGTGGCGCAGGGATCCCATGACAATTACTTTCATGTGTCTATTGAGGGGGCACAGTTGCATGGCTTTATGACCTACGGGTACCGCGACACTATTGACCTCTTTTCTACCAATAATAGCTTGTCTTCCCCCGGTGGGTATGCCCATATAGCGTTTCTTGCCGCCGCTCCGATACTCGCCGTGGATAATACCTGTAATTTATACGCCACTGATACTGATGCGACTCCTGCCTATATTACACAGTTTGGGACGGGGACAAGCGGAAATTTACTCAATCTAATGCGGTGTTATCAAGCGTCTGCCGTATGTACGGATGGGGGGACCGGGAATCAGGTTATCGTTCCGAGGACGAATTTACAAACTATCGCCTACGGGGCGAACATTACGCCTGACCTTTTAGACGGAACGGTTATCTGCGTGACCCTCACAGGGAATGTTGAATTTGCGGTTCCCAGCAATGGATTCGTGGGGCAGCGTGTAACTTTTATTCTTACTCAGGATGGGGGTGGGGGGCACACTACTACTTTTACGGGGTATCTGTCCACTTGGACTCCTAACACTACAGGAAACAAGGTTAATGTTATTACATTTATTGTTACCGGCACCCCTGATGCCTTAACCTACACGCAGGAATCGTGCACAGTGGGAATATAAAATGACTGAGAATCCCAACGTAATGATTGATCCACAGGAGGTTGAAAACTGGTATGAAATAGCGAGAAGCGCATCTTAAACCCCTTGTAGGCCATGATAGTCCGTATAGACCGGGGTAGGACTTTTCTGTCCTGCCCCGTTGATATCCTGTTCTGGAGCATCCTTCCCTTTGCCATATTTTACCTCTTATTATTCCCTTACCGCCTCATATCGTTGTAATATCGCCTGTCCCTCGTCACTCATCCAGTTTGTGATGCCCGTCTCGGACGTGAGCTTTGCCAACAGCTCGTCCAGGTGCTTCTTGTAGTCAAAATAATATTCCCATAGAAACTCATTATGTTCACGCCTGTACTTGTTGGTATTGAAATGGCTATATAAAGTGTTCCACTTCAACCCTGTTCTATTTGATATTTCGACGTAATTCATGCCCTGCTCGTATAACTGCTCCGCCAGCGTGTAGTCGTATTTTGTCCTGTTACCCTGCATGGGGATCCTCCTTAGCGTCTTTTGGCGAGTAAGGATATTGCCTGTGAGTGTAATTTTGACGCTTCCGAAAGATGCTCGGTTGCTTTTTTAAGATTCTTGTTTATATCTCCCTGGATTGAGTTGGTCCATATGATGCAAACCGATAGGGTTAGGCACCATATAATGAGCATAATACTTAATGTCTTATTCATAACCCCTCCTTCATCTTCTGGAGTTCATCTGCTAACACACATATTTTATATAGTTGCTCACAATAGTACTCCCATTTTTCACGCCCAGGTCTATTCTTTGATAGTACAAATATCTTCTCCGCAATCTCAATCGCCCGCTTGAGGTTGCTGC